TCTTCATGTTTGACAGAAAATTCGCTACAAGAAATGAGCGTGCATTCGATGTTGACGGATACCACCCAAATATTGTACGAGGCTACGGCACACCAGAAAAAGGCTATGATTATGCAACAAAGGATGGAAACATTGTGGCAGGAGGGCTCGAAAGGCCGGGCGGAATACGAAATAATTCATCAGAAAATAAATGGTCTGAAATCATCATGGCAGAAAGCAGAAGTGAATTTTTTGAGCGAGTTGCAACTCTGGATCCTAGGTCGCTTTGTATCAACTTTGGAAATTTGGAAAAATACGCAGACTGGAAATACAGACCAGATACTGAAGAATACAGTCATCCCGGGGGAATACTTTTTCCAGAAGAAAGAGTACATCAACTCAATGAATGGGTGGATGAAAACATATCGGGAAACCTAAACGGTAGGTGCAGGCGCCAATGCCCGCTCACGCGGACGGCGATTTCACATCCTGAGAGTCTCTAAAATTAATGCTTATAGGTAAAAGACAACAGTCACTGGTATTATGGGGACCTACCAGAATGGGCAAAACACTATGGGCAAGGAGCCTTGGAAAACATGCGTACTTCGGAGGGCTATTTTCCTTGGGAGAACCTATCGAAGACGCCAAATACGCAATATTCGACGACATACAAGGTGGGCTTGAATACTTTCCAAGCTACAAATCCTGGCTTGGATGCCAGAAACAATTCTATTGCACCGATAAATACAAAGGGAAAAAACTGGTCACATGGGGGAGACCAAGTATTTATTTGTCAAACACAGACCCAAGAAACGACAGGGGAGCAGACCCAACATGGTTGGACGGAAATTGTAAATTCATCTATGTAGGAGAACCTATCTTTCATGCCAATAATACGTAGCATCAGCTACAATATGTAAATTGGCACCATCAAGAGCCTCAGCAGGCTCAAATATATCAAACACAATATAATCTCCCATTCCCTGTCCAGGTGCAGAAAAAGCCCTTCCAATTTCAAGATTTCCTGCCTCAGCATCATCATAAACTAATCGTTTCTTCATGGGATGCCAACGGCTAACAGTATGCAAAACAGCATTCTCATTTCCAGATTTAAATAACCGAACTTTGTCGTAGTAAACTTTGACTGCTCGAGCATTCGTAGGGGCATTGATAGCCTTAGTCCAATCAACACCTTGGGTTCCACGGAACAAGGTATCAAACAAACGTTCCCTCATTTGAACAGTATTAGGGGTTGTGGATCCTTGATTACCATAATTGACAAAAGCACGAAGCGTGCCATTCGCTCCAACTCCAACTGCAAAAGGTGGAGTCTCAACGGTCAATTCAGGATTATACCACACTGATATATCACGCAGAGTAAAACATATTCTGCGCCAAGTCCAAGAAACACCAGCTGTAGCCCTAAGAGACATACGTTCTTTCAAACCAACCGCAAAAGTCTCGGTAGCAGTTCTTTGAGAATTATTATTAGGCTTATTATTGACGTTGAAAGAACGGAAAGTAGGTCCCCAAACAAAATATTGAAATCCATTAGTTGAATCAAGAGTAATTTCGCCAGGAGTAACAACAGAAGTATCAGGATTAACTTCGGCGGTAGTCATCGTATCCATTTTCTTCTTAGTTACGACATTGAGAACACCTCGCTTTGTAGTGGGAAAACGACGCCGACGGGTAAACATTCTCCTCTTGGAGTTCAAAAACGATCGGCGCCGAGGGATGCGCCGAACAGAACGCAGCTTTAACTTTCGGAACCGAGGACGAAACATGACAAGTCATAAGTGGATAACCAACAAAACTAAATGTTGGTGGCTTAACGGCTACTTATATATAAGAGCTGTCGCTGTCGCCGTTTCGCTGTAGAGTATAATATTAACGACTCTACAGCGACATGACATTCAAATTCGAAGCAAAATATGGCTTACTCACTTATGCTCAATGCCAAAACCTGGACCCTTTTCGAGTTGTCACACACCTTAGTGAACTTGGGGCAGAATGTATCATTGGGAGAGAAGATCACTCTGCTGGAGGAACTCACTTACACGCTTTCTTCATGTTTGACAGAAAATTCGCTACAAGAAATGAGCGTGCATTCGATGTTGACGGATACCACCCAAATATTGTACGAGGCTACGGCACACCAGAAAAAGGCTATGATTATGCAACAAA